TCCTATAGACACAAGCTCAGTAGGGTCAAACATGGCAGCTAGAACGGTAGCTAATGTACCCTTCCAGCCAGCCTGTTCTAGTTCCAACCTATTACTCTGAGTTACTTGAAAGTCCTTAGACATTTGCATAGCATAGTCATAGCTAACATCTTTAGCAGCCTCTAGTACTTCTTCAATAGCATCAGGGCTATTTAAGTTTCCTACTAGAGAACTGGTTATTTCTGGTGTTAGGTCTGCTACAGGTTGTTTAGCTATATTACTAAAGCGATATTTGTTACGTAAAAGAGTAGTATCAATATGCTCTTCCTGCCTAGCTGTGGAAAGAAGACCAAGGAAACTAACATCCTTGTCAGTCTTCAGTGCCTTCTCTCGTTCTGCCATAAGTGTAGCTTCTGAAACAGTAGGTACAATCGGAATAGGTTGTACTTCTGTTACTCCAAAAGCCCTAGCAGTTTCTTGAGAGAGTTCGTCAGCCATTATTTACTCCTGTGTATACTTTGCGTAACTCTTACGGAAAGATTTGATTCTGGCTTTTCTATCGCTATCTTTGCCTTGCCACCAGTTATCAGCCCAAAACTCTTCAATAGTTTTTTTACCTGAAACAACCATACCTAAGTCAGCCTCTGGATGCTCTAGTAAATCTAGTACAGCCAAAGCCATCTGTTGATTACCTGATAAAGTTGTTATCTCTTTTTGAATGTCTCCACTCAAATCTATAGAATTTATCCATTCAGGAATGGCCTGACCTAATTTTTTAGAGTAATAATTCTTAGCACGTTGTACTGATACTGAGAACCTTGCAGGTTCAAATTGCATAAGACCACGTGCAGGGCCATCACCATATTGTTTTAGGTTAGCATCCATTGTCTGGTCTGATTCGTGGAACGCTATTGGTTTAATAATCTGATTAAGGATTATTTCTGGTGTTGTATTTTTAGCCTTCGCTGCAAGAGCGAGAGCGTCATCTAATTGTGGTTTTGTTTCTAGGTTATGTTGTTTTTCAGAAGCATCTCTTACTGCAATAATACTCCTTGCAATAGTAGCTTGTTCATTAACTGTAATACCTCTTGTAGCCTTACCACGTGCAAATAAACCTCTCACATCTAACTGTAGCTCACTAACTAACTCAGGGAAATCAGATATAATCTCTTTAGCTTTGATTATAGCTTTGTTGTTTGTTAGCTTTACCTTGGTGTTTTTATAAGCCTCATCAAAGAACTCACCCACACCACCTGCTGAATTAGAAATTAAAGGTATCATTTTATCTATCGTGTCAGACATAATAGCATCAGCATCAATCTTTTCATATCCAAAAGTTTTCTGTAGTACTGATCTAATATCTGATACATCATCACGTAAAGTTTCTAAAAAAGTTTGCTCAACTGGGGCTACTTCATCAGCTTCCCTTGCTTCAGCCCCTGCTATTTCATCCAGTTGATCTACAGGTTCTGGCACAGTTTGCTCAGTTAATACTTTCTTAGGATTAGTTGGTGAAATAAATGTTACCTTTGATCCGTCAGGAAGAGTTCCCTTATATAGGTAGTCTCCTGTAAACTCACCATTTTCTGTAACTGGTTCTACTGTAGATGTATCAAATCCCTCAGGTAAAATAACCTGACGTATAGGCATACTTTCTCCCCTAGATTCTAGGGTTTCAGTACCAGCAGCTACTGTTTCTTCGGTATCAAACTTTTCAACAGGCTCAGTAATTACACCCATACTACCTGTAACATACTTATCATCGTCTAATGTACGTTGGATACGTTCCGAAATCATAGTCCTTACTGTTGCAGGGTCTAATGCTGTTGCTATGGGTATAGCACCAAGGCTTCCCACAGGAAGTCCATCTTCATTTACAATAGAAACATTAAATTGATTTGGGTTTGTTGTACGTGCAAGAACAATACCTGTTCCACCTCGCGCTTCTATAGCCTTAATTGTACTAGGTCTTTTAGCCTCTTCATTAATATAGGTTTGTAATTTCTGTGCTTCACCACCTTGACGATCTATTGCAGTATTAAGGAGAGGTAAAGCGTGTTTAGTACCTACACTACTTTCCACAATTATAAAATCTTTACGAGCATCTTTTACTGCTTGAATAGTAGCTTCATCCAAACTAATACCCATTTGCATATAAATATCCACACCTTCTTGGATATAAGGTAACATAGAGTTTGTATTTTTAATCTCATCAAAATCACTTATATCTGTAATACCTTTATCTAAGGAATTTTGTATTTCTGTAGTGCTTGCTTTTCGTACAGCAATATCAGGATCAATAGTTCGTACCATTTCTACAGCTTCTTGAATTACACTAATAGAGGCCCCTTCCGGCCCTACACCCCTTTTCTCAATAAGATAGTCCATAGCTCTCATAAGTTTCTTTTCACTAGAACTCATTAAAGCATCTTTAATAGTAAAATTATACCCATCTACTTTTTTGTAAGATATATAGGCATTGGCTAGTCGTGTTAAGTTTTCGTTTGTTAAATCGCCTGTGGATAGTAGTGCTTTACCAGACATAATAGCGTTAGCATCTGCTGTTGGTATAATATTCAAAGGACGATACAGTTGTTTAATAGATTGTTCTTCACTTAAACCTAGGTTAGAAGCTACTGCCTGTATACCTACAATAATATCTTCATCTTTAATTGACTTAGATGTTCCATCATTGAAACTTACATTACCCCCTATGGACATAACATCGCCTGTTTCTAGGAAGCTAGCAATCTGTCGTTCCACTTGTGATGTAAAGAAAGCATCTTTGCCTAACTTAGCTCTTTCAGAATCATAGGCAGCTAAATCACGTTCTATCTGACGTACTGTTTTTTGATAACGAGAAACACCAAATAACTTTTGTGATTCTGCCCATTGATAAGCTGCGTCTCTACCATTCTCTCTCACACGTGGAGATATAATGTTTTCCATAATAAAGTCATTAACTTCAGCCTGATTATAACCATAAGCAGAAGCAGCTTTTTTTGCTAAGTCCTCAATCTGTTGTATCTGAAGAGAACGATTTTCTTCTATTGTTCCATCTTCTTCTGTCTGTGGTATAAAAGCAGTACTATCGCTGGTAGCAATAATCTCATCACCAATGGTTCCCATGTTCTTATTGAACATATGAGTATACTTAGCTGGATCATAGTTCTTTGTAAACCATGCCAAGTTACCTACTTCTAAATCACCTTTAACAGCTTTGAATAGTATATCATCACCTGAGTCTTCGGCTTGCTGAATGAATGGCTGCATAATCTCAGAGCGTCTAGCAGCTACTTGCTCATCAGACATTTCTAGGTAGTCTATTTGATTTAGCCGATAGTCTTCGTTTGCTGCACGTAGGGCTTTATTAACACCTATCTGAGCATCCAATGCTCTGGCAGACGCAATACCTTTTTCTGCTTCTCTCTGAAGTTTAAGCTGTTTCTGCTTTTCTACTTGAGCAAGGGTCTGTGCTGCTGGTGCAATAGCGGAGACAAAAGCACCAAGGTCACTTTGGCCTACTGGCTGTGCAGCAGGACGTACATATGTCTCTACTGGCCTAGCAACGGCTTGTAGTTTTGCAGAAGGCCGCAACCTTTCTACTTGTTTTCTAGCCATTATTGTCCTCCACCCTGACCAAATGAATCACTATAATCATAGGTATAGTTTTGTGTTTTAGATTTATCATTAAAAGTAGATTTATATTTATCAGGTTGACTTACTTTAGCTGATTGATATGCAGCCGTAGCATTAGCCGCAGTTCCTACAGCCGCAGCTAGGAAGTTTGGCATGACACCCTGTTGTAGAGAGTTGGTTCTGTTTAATGCTTCCGCAGATGCACCACGCTTTTCAAGCTCAATTTGTTTCTCTACGTTTTCAAGGTTTCTATTAATTGTTGTTACACCACGTAGTTTTTGTGCTGTGTAGTCCTGTAGTAATAAGTCTATTGTAGAACCACTAACACCAGCTTCACCTGTGGCTACTTTTGCTGCACCTTCACTCTCTAGGGCTTTGATACCTAAAGCTAGTTTTTCTTCTGAGGCTGCTTCTGCTTCTTGTGTTGCCCTTTGATTTAGGGTTTGTACTTTTAAATCTCTTGCATCGTTAGCAGCCAAGCGATTACGGTCAAATCTAGCTTGATCTGACTGTGCTTTTGCTACACCTTGTTGGTATTCAGCTACCCCACTAGCAACTGTTAACACAGCCATAGTTACTGGATCACACATCTTGTATCCTCACAAATTCTAAAAAGGGTTTGTTTCCTACACCCCAAGTTTCATGCCTTTGAATAAACGTAAATCCTACAAACTTTAACCAGTTAATAGCTACACTATAATCAGCATCACAGGCATTAGTTAGGATGGGATATTTATTATTTGTTTCTTTTACCCATTTGAGAGAACCTCTAAGAAAGGGTAGCCAGACTTTAGTTATAGGGGGTGCTGTAAGAAGCCAAGGTACACCCATAAAATCAGATGCAGCTACTACTCCGTAGATACCTGCTATCTCATCTGTATCCGTTACAACAATAGTCCAACATTCATCTGATTCATCTAGTCCCTGTTGTAAAGCTTCCTTAACACTACCGTGTGAGGCCAGTACTTCTTCTGTATCCTCTGGTCTTAGATTGGTTGCCAGATGGTCTACATCAGCCTGAGTACTAGCTCTCACATGGACTTTCATTACATTCTCCTAGAACGCAAATGGAAATAACCTTCCCATTCTGCTGATTGGAATATACAAGGCAAGTGACTATCACTCTCTATAGTTATGGATATGTCGGTAGCTTTACCTAGTACACCAAAACTATATGTACCTGATTCAATAGCAGCTACGTTAAGTATGTTAGCACCACTACCTACAACACGGCCTGTAAAGGTACGTGTGTATGTTTGACGCTTTAGGGGCTTTAGTACAATCTTAAAGAAGCCTGTTTTGTTATACACAATAGCATAGTTTCTTAACTGCAAAGCACCTGTGGTTACTGCTTTATTATCTTCTTTAATAACTGGTTCAGAAAACTCATACTTAAACGTAAATGGAACACCCACATATACTTTTTCAGAGTTAGCTAGTTTTGCTGCTACCTGATTTACTGTAATTACTTTACCTGTTTTATCAATATATATTGCATTGCTATCTGTGTAAGGTATAGTAGTAGTACCACCTGTTTCTAACTGAACTCTTCTATCCAAGTGAATAGAAAAGTTACCGTTTGTGTATACTGTAGCTTCATCAATGGATAGATTTATTCTTTCCAAGAAAAGGTTATTACCTCTTTTTATTAAGATGTACACATCAGCACGATTAAATGACATACCAATAACATCACCACCAAAGACCCAACGTGACCAAGAAGCCTGTAGCTTTTCCCTACCTGACCAATAGTATCTATATACATAAATAGCTGTGGGGTCATTATCTGTTTGTACCAATATCATATCCTCATTAGATGAGGCTTGCATATTTATAACTTCACCATTTAGATACTCTGGTATATGTGATGATATTTCATTTGCGTCATTTACGTCTGTATCTGTATCTACAAAGTATTCCCACATACCAGACCAAGCACCTCGTTTAGAGGCAAAGTAAACGTACTTACCTGCTTGTGCTGGTTTAGCTCTTAGGCTGGTTTCAAACTCTGTAGTGTTAGCTACGTTGACAGTCTCAGGTGTAAGAACAGGATCACCTGTAACTTTGAACTGGGTAAGATCAGAGAACAATAATAGTGATTCGTTAAAAGGGACCGCATGTTTTAGGATACTAACTTTATTTGAGGACACAGCCACATCAATGGGGTCACTATCAATTATAGTTAGTGTGGATTTACGAAAGAAGTCAAAGTTTAAAAACTCTCCAGCCGTTGAAAAGATTACATTTTCATCTGCTAATACCCCAAGCCTATTTTTATGGAAAAAGATATCGGATAATTTAAATCCAACAAAGCTTGGAAAGGGGTTTGTATCATCATCCCCTACCAATCTATTAGCAAACGATGCAGGATCAAATTGGAAATTTCCATTAGAAAGTTTAGATAGTTTATGTGGTAGAGTAGCAGGATTCAAAGAAATCTCTATGTTAGAGGCTACCGTTTCTTTCCATACTCCATTTGTGAATTTAACATAAAAGTCATCTTGTGCTTTTTGATTATCACCAGACACCTTTATTACAAAATTGTCTGGCCCCTCAGTGGGTAACTGTTTAAAATCAGGTGCTTCATCTTTGAATACCTTGAGGTGTGCGTTACCATGAGAATCACCCACCTCTACTACAAAGTCTGTAGTATTGGTAGACTGAATATGTATAACAGAGCCATATCTTGTCAATGTTAAACCTGATACTGCTGATGCGTTAGTAATACCCTCATAGTAAGTAGTATTAACACCAGTCCCAGTAAAAGTATTTAAGTTTGTAGCAATTAAGTCTGTTGACGCACCACGCTCTGCCGCTTGTGTTGCTGTAGAGTTACCTTGTGTGCTAGATTTAGTAGCAAACTCTACTGTGCTAGTACTTCCACCTTTGGTTAGCTTTAGTCTGTACGTAGAAGCATAATCAGCGTTCTTTACGTACACCAAAGCTTCAGGGTTTCTTGTTGGAGATACTGTAGCTGCTTTTGCTACTGTGGTATTCTTGTTAATTATGAATGTAGCATCTGCAATAGAGACTGCTGATAATTCTTCATTAGGAT